TAGAACTAGGATCACTAGAAGCTACTCTATATCTATCTGCAAAACTATTTACTCCAGAAATATTAGAAGCAACAGTTGATATGTTTGAGTTAGCTCCAGCTACTGTACTAATATTAGAATTAGCTCCAGCTACAGTATTAACATTGGATATAGATCCAGCTACTGTATTAACATTACTTATAGATCCAGCAACATTACCAATATCAGTTGCATCTCCAGCAACAGCAGTAACATTACTAGCTATTCCAGCCACAGTAGTTACATCAGAACTAACACCAGCAACCGAAGTTACATTTGAAGCTATCCCAGCAACAGTTGTTACATTGCTAGATATACCAGCAACAGTATTAATATTTGTCTGGTTACTTGCAGAAACTGTAACTGTTTGCCAAGCTGATCCTGTATATACTTTTGTAGCGTTTGCAGTTGTGTCAAAAAATAATGCTCCTGTAACAAGAGCATCACCATCATTATCTGTAGATGGCTCAGAAGATTTTGCTCCTAAATATCTGTCATCAAAAGAATCAAAACTATTGGCTGCCGAAGTTGCTGAACTTGCAGCATTTGTTGCTTGTGTAGATGCAGTTGATGCAGAACTAGCAGCAGAAGTTGCAGAACTTGCTGCAGCTGTAGCACTTGAAGCTGCATTTGTTGCACTTGTAGTTGCGCTAGAAGCATCTACTAATAAATCATATTTTGCTGAATTTGCATTACTTGTAAGAGGTTGTGATCCACTAGAAGTATGAGCAGTGTTTACTATAAAAATATTATTTGTAGATGTATCTTTAACAATATCTCTTTGTTGATATGATGTGCTTGTGGCCCAATTACCTTTAAAAGATCCTAATTCTTGTGTAACAGAAATTTCTCCAGAAGAATCAAAAGCTAAAATTTTATTTGCACGATCTGTAGATCCAACAGTAAATTCTGTGCTGGACATTGTGTTTGTCCTGGACAACTTTATTGATCTATCTACTTGTTCTTGTAAATCTTGACCTATAATTGTAAGTTTGTCTAAAGCACTTTCATGTGATTCTGCTGGAAAAGGATCATTAGCAACATAATCAGTAGCTTGTGTTTTTGCTGTATTTCTTCGAAGTACAACAGTTTCTGTATCAGTAGGTGGAGTTACAAAAGTTACTGCACCACCAGAAGATGAGCCAACACCACTTATTGAATAGTTTGCTGATCCTGTACCCTCACTTTTTACAGTTTCTGTACCTGTGCTAGATCTAATTATTACTTCTATATCTGTATTTGTAGGTATAAAAAATGTGTAATTAAAAGACGTAGCTGATCCATTACCACTATACGAATTTTTAGTAGTTGTAGACGAAATTGTCATTATTTAATATCCTCAATGTGTTAAAAATTGTTAAGACAGACCTGTCTATTATATTATTAATACTTACAATAAGTGTCAAATAAGTACAATAGTTATTGTAAAGGTAATCTGTCTGGAGATAGTTTTCCTGGTCGCCACCAGTAATCACTACCTCTTTTAAAATTATAGCTTTCTAATCTATTTAATCTTTCATAATAATTATCGTTTAGTTGTTTGTCTAATTGATCAAAAATATATCTTTGTAATACTAATTTTGCATACCAAGGTTTAGGTGTCCAGGATCTTACAAATTTTGATATTCTGCCACCATAGTTAACATCTTTACCATTTATAGCGTCTAATATAGCTCCTATAGATATTCCAAATGTGTCAGCAAAAAGACTTACAACAGGCCCTGTAGAAACTTCTTTTAATTTTCTTGCATCTGGATTTCCAGAAAGTGCATCACCTACAGGACCTAATGCACCACTTCTAAAAAATGCTTCCATCCAAAAATTTTTATCATAAATTTTTCTTGGATCTCTTCCACTTAATAAATCATATGTAAGCATAGTGGCAGCAGCTGTAAGCACCATACCAGTAGTTATTGTTGCTACATATTTAGTTTTATTTAATATTCCAGGTGGTGCTGTAAATGCTCTTTGTATGTTATGTAAAATTACATTTATAGGAAAACTTTTAAACATATAAAAAGATAAACCCAGTTCTCCACCAACAGTACCTCTTTCTAGTTTAGATGTTCTTGCTTGTTGCTTTAAGCTATTTACTACAACAAAATGATCTTGCTCTGTCATAACTAAATCTTGTAATTTTGTTGCAACACTTATTGCTTGTTCTTCTGGTATATCTGTTCTGTTTGCAATTTGTCCTGGATCAATAAAAAACAAACCTTTTTTTGGTTTATATGTTTTTGATGTTCTTATAATATTCCAATCAGCTTCAGTAATTCCATATTGTTTTAATAATGTAATTGTTTTTCCAAATCTGTTAAATTTTCCTTTGGACAATCTTTCTAAATCTGCAAGACTATATTGTATGTATTTTCCTAAACCACTTCCAGATAAAATAAATTTACCTCCAGCATTTCTTGCTTGTTGTGTAAATCTTGAAATACCACCTAATCTTAATAGTGTTGATGCATATACTTTTGCTAATCCTCCACTATCAACATCATCAACAAATCTGCCCATAGCCATATTGTTTTGTATGAGATCATCTAAAATTAAACCAAGATAGGCAGCATCTTTTCTTGCACCTCTGCCTGTAAATTGTTCTGATAAACTATTGACAACAGCTTTCCAAGGCGACCAACCACGCATAGATGCGTTTGCATAAGTAGTAGCTAAATCACCAAATAAAACTGTAATTCCAGATCCACCTAATAATGTTCCTGTTAAAATATTTCTAAAATCACTAAATACTTTTGCTGTAACTGCATCACTTTTTAAATGACCTCTACCAACAAATAAATCATACTCATCTTGTGCTTTTTTTATAAAAGTTTTGCTTCTGTCTAATTCGTTTTGTCTACTAATTACACCAGACAGTTTTTTTCTTTTATCAAGTCTTGTTTTTACAGCGTTGTCTAAAACAAAACTTTGTAAAGAGTTTCTTACAACATTTGGTTTTGGTCCAAATATTTGTGTTTCAGCTATTGCCCTGGATAATGTATCTAATTGTTCATACAACATCATAATAGGATCAGATCCAAATCTATCATTATATGACATAAAACTATCAGCATCTTTAAAAACTAAAAAACGACTTTCTTCAAATTGTTTCAAACCTGTTTTTTTTCCACGACCTAAACCATCACTTAAAATATTTGTAATTGATGCCATCAATGCTTTGTCAAATTCAGCTTCTGGAACTAAATCAAATGTCAATCCGGTTTTGTCATCAATCATTTTTGATTTATCAAGTAATGGTTTTATAAATGATACCCACTCCTCATTTGATATTTTGCTTTTTTTAATAGATCTTACGTTGTGCGATTGTGGAAATTTCCAATTAGGATTTTTTCTTACAAGTACACCATTTTTTGCTAACATTACTCTAGCTTTGTCAAAAACTTCCATAACTGATTTAGCAATTATTTCTGATCCTTTATTACCTGTACTGCTAGGAGCAAACATTTCTTCTACAATAGTTCTTGGACTTGCTCTTTTGTATCGTCTAATTAATGGCATAGCATATGCTTCCATTAAATCTGATAAATCTTTAGTAAGCATACCAAATACAGTTTTTTGTCTTATTTCTAAATTATTTAAAACTCTTTTACCCTCTGCTTTACCATGTAATGCTCTATAACCTTGTGCAACATCTACTTCACCATTACTATTGAGATATTTTTCAAGTTCAGTTTTAAGTTCTGTAAATTTTTTAGCAGCTATAGTATTTTCTATAGCTTTTTGTTTTACTTTTCTTTTTAATATTTTGTATGTTGCATTACTTGCAGCTTGTGTTGCTTCTAATTCAGACAATGTTTTTGAAAATAATTCTAATTGATCATCAAATGATTTTAACAACTCTTCTTCTTGTTGTTTATTTACTATTCCAGCTTTTGCTGCTTTTACTATACATTCACGAAAACTTGGCATTATAAATCTAAACCCTCACATTTTGTTAGTTCGTCTAACATTCTTTTTTCTTGTTCTAATTCTTTTTTTATTTCTTTTACAGTTTTTGTTTCTGTTGCTTTACCCTCTTCATCAATAGCTTGTACAAGTTTTGTATTTTCTGGTATTTTGTTTTCATCTACAAAATCCATATAATCATTAAATGAATCATCAGCAAATTCGTCAATATAATCATCATCTTTAAATCTAACCATATCCACATCATCAGCAGCACTATTTAATTTTAATAATGCATCATTTACTTGCTCATCACTCATGCCAAGTGGATTAATGTCTGCTTCTTCTAGTTGCCTTATTTGTTGTTCAATACCATCTATTGTTGCATTGTATTCTTGTAGTTTTGCAGCATCATCAGATCTTAAACTGTTTTCTTCTATAAGTTCTAAAACACTATTTATATCAATTTGGTCAACTTCGTTTTGTCTAGCTGGTGGCAACCATCCATCTTCTCTAGCTCTCGTAACAAGTTCATCTAGTGAAAAACCATCTTTTTTTGTATAACGAAAATATCCTTTATCAAGTATTGCTTTTACATCACCTATATTAGCATCATCTGGTCTAATTTTATTTTTCATTAACCATTGTCTAAATGTTTGTACTTTTGGCTCTTTAGGTGCTTGTAACCCTGGTGGCAATTCTGGATCTGGAAATTCCTCTTTTAATATATTTTTAAATTTTTTTATGTCTTTTCTTTGTTTTGCTATTTCTTTTTTAAGTTTTGTTTTTTGTTGTTTAAATTCTGCTGTATCTGGCAGATCATCTATCATTTCTTGAAAAAATGCTAACTTACTTTCAGCTACTTCAATTTTACTTTCAAGATCTGGTTTTTTTAATTCAACCTTTGGATCATCTACAATATCTATAGGTTTGTCTTTAGATGCTTGATCTAAAGCTGTTTTTACATTTTCTTGATGTTGTCTTTGACCATCTACTGTATTAGCATATGGATTTTGTTCTTGTTCTAATATTGTTTGATTTACTTCGTATTGTGCGTTTTTAATTTGTGGTTTTGCTTTTATATTGTCTGGTAATTCATCTATAACTGCTACTAAATCTTCTGGTCTAAACTTTGCAAACACTTCATTAAGAGGTAAATCAAAATCAGTATTTTTTATAAGTTGATTTAGTTTTTTACCTATAAATCTTTGTGGAAATAATTTTTGTTGTATTAGGTCATTAGTAGACATAAAACCTTTGGCTGTGCTTTTTGTTATAGCACCAGCACCTCTAAAACCTAAATATGCTACAGGTCCTAATACTGCTCCACCAACAGTTGCTGCAAAAACATTTTTTAAAGCTTGTTTTGTTCCATAAGATAAACCTAAATCTTTTCTATAAGATTGCACTCCAGATTCAATTAATGATGATCTTCCAAACTCTAACATACCCTCAAACACACCTGTTTTTAAAGTTGCCATTGCAATATTTTTAGGCATTGAGTAAGCCATACTTAATGGCAAAGTTTGTAATGTTATAGGATCAGTCATGTATGTCCAAAAACCAGCACCGAAACTTGATCCATATTTTTGCATAAATGTTCTAGAAGATTTTTGCATTTCTCCTATAAGAAATTCATTTGTAAGAGCTTTTGCTGCTCTATCTTCTTTAAATTGATTATATGTTTTAAATTCTACATCTGGGTTAGCTTCTTGTAGTTTTTGTACTTCATTGTTCCACCAATCTGTATGATCTTTATAATTACCTACAAAAGTTCTACCACCACCTTTTTTTGATTGACTTTGATATAAATAATAAAAAAAATCATTGCCATCTGCAAGTTGTGGTATTTGATCAATAAGAGGGTTTGGTAAATCTACACCAAATTTTTCTTTTATTTCTCTGTTAGCTAAATCATAATCGTCTAATGCATTGTAATATTTTGCTGATGAATACCCAAATTCGTAACCATGTTCTAGTTGTTTGCTATACAACTCGTATGTTGTTGTAGGTGCTAATGTAGGTCTTGCAAAATTACTTTCTATTCTTTTAGTTTCTAATGCATTTGTGTCATCGTAAAATTTCATTGTATGTATTCAATTATGCTTTCAAGATCAAAAATAAATGGTTTATTAGATCCAGGATACATTAAATATTCTGGCTCACGACTATTTTCTGCTGGATCAAAAAGTGATAACATATACAATCCAGGGCCTACTTGATCCCAAAAGTAAGGTGTATATCTGCCAGACATTATAAAACCACCCTCACCACTATCTCCACCAAAAACTTGTTTTGCTGATAAATTTACTTCTGATCTTTCATCAACATCTACAAAAGGTGTTGTTGTTGGCAAACCAATAGTTATTTCTTCTCCAGGATACATAATACTAGCTCCACTTTCACCAGCTAAAATAAGTAAATCATCACCACCTGGGCTATCTGCTATTTGATCTAATATTATATTTTTAAAATCTTTATCAGATAAATCTTTAGTATTAAAATTTGTAGGTAGTATAATGACTTTGTCATTCCATCTAATAGTACCACCACTAACTTTTTCTTCACCAGAATATCTTGCACCAACAGATTGCTGTATAATTTTAATTATTGCATCTTCGTTTTGTTGTACAACATTTGATGCTGATAAAGAACTATTATACCAACCTTGTTCGTATCCAACAGATGCTATTGCATAATTTATAGCATCTAGTTTTGACGATAGTGTTTTTGGGTTATCTGCCATACTATCGCCTAATTCTGTAAAAACTATAGATCTAAAATCTTTATTAGATGTAAAATTAGGAATCATTTGCTGATCATCAAGCATGTAACCTTTTGCTAAATGAACAGCAAAATTTTCATTACCTAATTGCATTTGTCCTCCTATTTCAGCTAATAAAGGTGCTTCATTAGAAAGTTGTCTAAACACATCAAGAGCATGATCATCGTATGTGTTTACAATTAAATCTGCTATAGCAATAATATCATTAGGACCATCTGCATTATTAAGTGTATCACTCAATACAGCTACTGTTTCTTTTGTTAAAAACTGTGGTGTAGATAAACCAAAGTGTTCAGCAACTTGTAGTCCTTGTTTTATGTTAGCATCAACTTGTTGAAAAAATTTATTTGCTTCTTCTTCGTTAGATAAGTCTGCACCAAAATCTACTCTTACAATATCGTCAATGACACCATATTTACTTGCAATAGATATAGCATCATCATCTATATTATTTGTAATATCATTATTTATAGATTTAAAAATTTTTAATCTTAATGCATCAAATTTAGATAGTGGCTCTCCCTCATCATATCTATTGTTATAACTTTCTTCTAATTCTTGTATTGCAATTTTTCCTTGTGTTTGATTTAATGTTTTGAAATCATCAACAATATCTACTAAACTTATAAGAGCTTCTAGGTTTGCAACTAATTCTGGATCGTATACATCGTCTGTGCCAGGTATTTTTAAATTTTTAGCTTGTTCTAAAGCAGCGTTAAGTTCTGGTAAATTAGCCCTTGTAATGTCTGTCAATAAAGTTTTTTGTTCTTTAAAATAAGAATCTAAATTACTAGCTGTTGCTTTTATTGTAGCTAAATCTGCGTTTTGTAAAACTTTAATTTTATTATTTGCTATTTTTTCAAAATTTACAATTTGATCTGTTGTTAATAAATTTTTTATACTATCTGGATCTTCATCTAATAAATTTATAAATGCTTGTGGATCATCATTAACCATTTTTTCATATAATGATAATCCGTACAAATTTCTAACTCTAGTTGATTCGTTTTCATAGCTTAAAAATAATTGACTATCTAAACCTTGTTTTACAATTCCGTCTGCTGAAAACAAAGAATCTAATGCTATTTTTTTTTCGTGTTCATTTCCATATACAGCTTTAAATATTGTATTATCAATTTCTGTATTGTAATCAGCAATACCTACGTCAATAATATTTTTTCTAATATTACCTTGTATTTTGTATTTATCATTTTCTAAAATTTTTAAAAACTCGTTATCAAATAATATTTGTGTTGCATTGTCAGAAAATGTGTAAGAATTTTTTTTGTTGTTAAGTAGTTCTATAAATGAATCAACATCTTCTAAATTTGATGATGTCATCATTGAAGCCATAGTATCAGCACTAAATTGTTGTAAATCACTTGTTGCAGTTAATACTTCGTTTTTTTGTTTTATTCGTAATGCAGCAATGTCAAATTTATTTTTTAAATCTTCTTCTATTTCAAAAACTGTTGTTTTATAATTTTCTTCTGCTTTGAATGTTTGTAAATCTAAAGCTGCATCTTGTTTATATTTTGCAATTTCAAATGATGCTGCTTGTTTTGCTTTGTTTGCTTCATATTGATTTTTTGCTTTTTGATCTGCAACAGCAGATTTTAATAAAGTTTTACCTAAATTTTCTACTGATTTACCAACAAGAGTAGATGTTTTTGCTATGTTTGGTGCTTGTATTACAGATTTAGATATTTTTGTTGATATACTTTTATTTTCAAATGTTGGAATTTTAACCATTATTAATTACCTGGATATTTGTTTGCATATGCTAAATTATTGTCATTTTGCATAGTTATTATTTGTTTGTTCATATTATTAATTTTATCAATAATATTTTTTTGTCCACTATTGTAACTATCTATTAATACTTTTTGATTTTTGATTTGGTTTTTAATAAGCTGATCTTGTTGTGCTGCTTGTGTTTTTAAAATATTATTTGTTGCATATGCACCTACCATTGTACCAGCAGCATTTATAAATGACGCTGCTCTTTGTTGTCTTGCCTGGTACATAGCCATTTCACCACGCAATCTTTCATTAAATGCTTGTTGCAAATAATCATAACTTGTTACATTTGCATCATACTCTATGTTAAGTTTTTGTAATTCAAATTCAGATAAATTTTCTTCCATTAAAGATATAGGAGTACCCTCTGTTAATCTAACACCAGCTGCAACCAAGGCAACATCAGTAGCTGCTTCTGCTTTTTCAAATTGTTTTGTTGCAATTTTTAAATTGTTTTCACCAATATCTAAAGCTGTTTGTGATTTGTCCTCTAAAAGTTGTGCATTTTTTTCTGCAACATTTTGCGTAAATCTACCAGCGGCCATTGCTGATTGACCAGCAAGTAAACTTCCACCAGCACTTATACCAGCTGCAATTAAAGTTGGAGCCATTATTTTACCCTCGCATATCTAATATAATCTTCATTGTTTTGATATTTAACCATCAAACCCTCTTCTTCCATACCAAGCCATTTAGCAAACTTATGACCTAAATCGAAATCTTTTTTTACTGCTGTTTGTAATCTTACCACTTTGTAATTTTTTAATAATACTTCCATGCCTTTTTTTATTGTCCTTGCAGCACTTATTTTGTTATTCCAAACATGGCTTGATGCCATTACCCATCCCTCATAAACATTATCCCAAATAGGTATAATACCACCACTACAAATAAATTTATCATCTTTTACAGCTGTAAAAGACATATCTTCTACTTCTAAGTTATTTAACAAATCTAAATAATTTTTATCTACTTGTGTATGTTTGTCATTCATAACAGAATAAGCCATAACTTGTGCATGAGTAGATCTAAATTGTATTAAGTTCATTAACCCTCATTTATTGTTATTCTAGGATAAGCTGATAACAATGATAGTGGAAGTGGTTGTGTTTGTCTTACAACAACAAAACCATCAGTATTAAAATCATCAGAAAATTCTATTTGTTTGTCACCTGTAAACAAAGGCACAGGACTATCCATAGATGCAGCACTGGATCTAAAAGGTATTCTTTCCATATTGTTTACATCTGGTCCAACTTCTGCACCCACAGTTTCATGTAATCGTAATGTTACTTCGTGTATTCTTTTATCTTTAGTTTGTGATGTACCCTCTGCTCTTGATTCTACTCTCATAGTTTGTAATAATGAGGTGTAACCCAAACCTATGTGTACTTTTGTAGATGATCTTTCAAGTGTTATAGATCCACCAGAAACTGTTTTGTTAGGATGTGTTGATCCATCAGCTAATATAGAAACAGATTGGCCCTCTAAATGATCTAATCCACTTATAACTGTAGCAGCACTGCCACTATAGGTAAGGCCACTATCAACAAAAAATGCATCTTTTTGATCTGTACCATAATCAAACAATGTAAGATGCTCAACATATCTTCTTGTTGATCCGTTGATTGTTCTTTTTACAATAATAAAAAATTCATCCTCGTTTAGATCTGTAGGCACTGATGCAACACTTTCAACAACAGCATTGCCACTACTAAAGCTACCACCCATAATATGCCTGTGCCATCCAGTAACTGATTCTGCTCTTGCATATGTAAAACCAAGTAATGTACCATCATTTCTTACGCACCACAAAATACTATCTGGCTCTTGTTGGTACGCCATTTCATTAATACCACCCTCAGTAATGTGTTCTGCGAGTAATGTTAGATCTGTTGCTTGATATTGGTCTATATTAAGATTGTATGTAAGCTCTCTTATTTTCCTTTTTGCTCTTTGCAAAAACATTGTAACATTTTCGATTTGTACAGCGTCTACATTTGCAGATCCATAACTTGATTGTCTTTGTATTTGTATATTTGTAGGTGTTATAGGTGATGTTGTGCCAGATGCACTTACAACAAACTCACCACCTACTGTACCAACAAGCAATGATCTTTGTGCAGATAGATATCTTATTGCATTTACTTTGTTACTTGCAATAGAATATATCATTGCATCACTTGCATTTGATCCTGTTGTAAAATTTTCTAATTCTGCACTTTTACTAAAAAATAAAGTTTGTGGATTGTCATTTGTACCAGCAAAAACTAATCTTTGTTCAAAAAAAGTTACACAACTAGGAAACTTACCTGTTCCTGTATTTAATGCTGGACTTGGACTGCCAGTAATACTTACAGTAGATAATGTCCAGGATGTATGACCTGTTCTAGATAATTTTCTAATAGCATGACTTGGATGTACAATGTACATAATGTCGGCACTTTGTGCAAATTTTATGTCAAACAAATCAGCTGTAGGATATGGACTTGCTATTTCATATATTTTATTAGCAACACCACCAGATGTATAAGTTGTAAAGCTTGATGTATTTACATTTTGACCATCAACATTTTGCAATTCGAAAGTGTTTGTTGTTACATTTGCAACTTTAAATGTTTTTCCGTTTACTTCAACCATGCCACCAACAGAAGATATAATTACATGATCACCATTACTGTAACCATGTGATGTTGCTGTAACTACGCCAGGATTTGCTTTTGTTATTGCACTTATTGTTTTGTCTGTTAGTGTTATAATGCCCTGGTCTTTGTAAAAACGAATATATTGATTACCAAACTCCATTATATAAGTTTGTGTTGTAGAAAACTCAAAAGGAATAAGTCTTGTTTTTTCACTGCTTGTTTTTACTTCGTGTACAAATTTTGTACCAGGTCTGCGAGTGGCTGCACCATGTGGATGCACAACCATATTTTCTAATGTCTTACATCCATTAAAATATTTACCTACATCAGTTCTACCATCTAATCTTGGTGACAACTCACCAGCTGTAAAGTTCGTAAAAGCTACTGTTTGTTTTGCCACTACAACCTCGAATTAATAAATGTACTTGCATCTAAATCGTCTGGTGTACCCTCGGTAGCATCTACATGTCGTGCTTCTCTTAATTTTTCGTCATACAAAGCAACCATTTGTCCAGCTAAAGATGTAGAAGCTGTTATTGCATAACACAATTCTGATGCTAATTTTGCTGATATTGTTTCTATCAACAAGCTATCATATAAATTTACGTCTGTAATTTTTGAAATATAAATTAAAAATATTTTTGTTTCATCGGTTAAAAGTTTTCTGCCCTCTATTTTAAATTTTTGTCCAGCGTCTAAATCACTTGATGATCCATTATGATGACCACCAACTTTTAAAACTCTAATACAATCAGCTGGTAATGTATATTGTTTAGCATACTCATGTGTAGGTGCAGTTGTATCAGCTGCAAGTTCTACTCTTTTTATTAAACAATTCCATGCATGTGATCTAAAAATACTATCACGCACAGATTCATATCTTTGATTCATTAATCTTGCGTTTTTACTATCTTCTGTCAAAGAAATAATATTGTTAGCTCCCAGCATATTCAATGCTGAATTACATATATCTACTACACTACTCATTTATGTCCTTTTATTTTTGTTTGCAAATGCCCTAGCTTCTGAACGGCTGGAAAATCCCCATTTTTTAAGGGCCAGTGCCAATCGGCTAGGGCGACCTTTTTTGTCTTTCATTGGCCCTTTTATACCAGAAAATCTGGCAGCAAATGAAACTCTACGACCAGACTTTCCTTTTGATAATGGCCTTTTAACTCCAAATTTTTTTCTACCAGCTTCATTTAAACCACCAGTTTTATTTTGAAATTTTTTTGCAACCACATTTTACCTACCAACTTTTTTCATAGCTAACTTATGTGCTTTTGTGAAAGTTAAGGGATTTTTTTTTCTACCCATAGCTTTTTTCATAGCAGACATATGTTTTGCTGTGTGATGTTTTTTATGTTTTTTTAGTGTTGCTTCTTGTCTTTTTGTAAGAGTCATTATTTTTTTCTTTTTTTCATAGCTTTCTGAATAGCTGCCGATCTTTTCTTTTCGTAGCTACTCATTTTGCCATCTTTGTTTAAATCACCTTTTTTCATCATTTTCTTTTTCATCATTTTTCCTGGCATAATTAACCTCTCTTTTTCTTTTTAGGAAAACCAGCTTTCATATTTGCATATGCTTTTGGTGTGATTGTTGATTTGCTCTTTGGTCTTGATATACCTTTTTTCTTACGTTGGTTTATGTTGTAATATAATCCTTTTTTTTTCATAATTTTTCTCCTGTTAAATAGGGGGGTAAAAACCCCCCTATGTTAATTATTCTACTGAATAATATACCCACATTGCGATAGTACCAGTTGCACTAGCACCACCAGTTGTGATTAATATATCAGTTGTTGCAGTAGTTCTATGAGCTATACCAGTCATAGCAGCCACTGGTGCGCCTGTTGACGATCCAGCTAACATGCTTTGACTCTGTCCAGCAACATTCCATGTGCCTGTAACACCGATATATCTATCGTCATCACCAGAATCTCCAACTTTTAAAGTTACAGATCCACCTAAAGCATCACACTTTACAACAACATCATGTATTGTTGCAAAAGCTGGAAGTCTTGCCATAGTAATATCACTACCACTAGCTAAAGATGACGCTTCAAAAGTGTCGTGAAACACTCTGATTTTGCCACCTACTTGTTCGCTACTTGCTTTTACGCTAGGAGTAGAATCAAGATTTGTAATATTTACGCCTTTTACACTTGCCATTTTCTATCTCCTATTACTCGTTACAAGGTATTTGGAATACCTTTTTTTCTTCCATACGAGTTGCACCAATGCTCATGCAGTAATAAACTTGCGTACTATAAGATTTATCTGCTCTTTCGCTAATTTTAGCTTGAACATCTTTACCAATAGCAAGTTTAATTGCATCTTCAGTGTAAGCAAAACATAATCTATCATCAGTATTTGATGCATCAAAAGGTAATCTGTTTGATGTTACAAATTTAAAACCAAGGAAAGTATCAATTTCGCCTTGTACTAAAGCTCGTACAGTGTTGAAGTCAGCAGAAGTAACTGTGCTGTCACCTAACAAATCAGAAATTTGTTGTGCGCCACATACGATGTATCTCTGTAAAGATGGATCAACATCATTTGTGTCAAAAAATTTCTTTGCACTTCTTAATTTAGCTAAAGTTAAACCATCTGATTGGTTTGACGTAGCAAATTTAGATGTGCTAGGTAACGCTACAGATGTACCACCTGTAACCCCTGTGTCAGCAGATGCATTAAATGCTGTAATAATTACATCATCCATACTTCTACCCATAGCAGCTGCTGCTGCTTTTGCATAAGAGCTTGTTGGATCAATAAGCATACGGATTTTATCAACATCGTCAATTAAATCAGCCCACTCATAGTCATCCATACTTACTCTACGCCTGTCGTGAGGTGTATCAAGTTGTGGAGTATCCGAATGTCTGGATAGTTTCTTTTGAGCAGCGGTTACACCGATTTGTTCAAAGAAAGCATTTTTTCCAACAATAGACTCCTGGTCAACTGTATCCCTCAACTTTGATCCCATTTGTTGAGAAAGCATAGTCACATTACGACTATACTGCTCTACAAATGCTGTAGTAATTTGATTAGACATACTAATCTCCTATAAGTTAAGTTTTGTTAATGCTTGATTGATTTGTCCTCACATGAGGGATCTATCTTCATTTAAAGACTGATAGTCTATCTTCTTTCAGATTGTCAACCGAGGCGTGAAGCTTATTCGGATTCTATTCCCAACTTCATATTCTGAAGTTGAAAAACCTCTTTAACAGCAGATTCGTGATTTGGATGTTTTTTGTTCCAGTATGGCCCATTTGGATCAGCAAGAATTTTATTTATTTCTTTTTCTGCTTGATCTGGTGTCATAGCACCACCCTCATCTTGTCCACCACTAATATTATCTTCTGTAAAACTATTTGATAGTTTTGCCAATGATTTTACAAAACCTGGATGATTTAAAATATTACTTCCATCTGCAAGAGTAACATCTTTTAATTCATTTTGAAAAAATTTATTAAACATTGTGTTAGCTTTACCAACTTCTTTGTCGTAAGCTAAACCAAAATCTTTTCTTAATTGTTCTTGTGAGTTTTGTAAGCTCAATGCATTTTGTTTATTTATTTCTTCTCTACCAGTTGTTTCTAGTTGCGTATAATAATCTAAAATACCTTGTGCTTGATGTGGTAATAAACCCATCTTATGTGCATGACCTAAAAAATCTTTTACAGGTTGATCACTTGCACCTTCTTGCACAGTATATTTTACATCATACTTATCAGCAGATTCTGGCACACCAAGTTTTTGATAAACTTGTTTCCAATCTTCTTCTGTTGCATTTTTACCTGGTATAGCAATTTTGTCTTGGCCAATCATTCTTTGTGAATGTACATAGCTTTTTGCAAGTTGTCCTACATCCTGGAAACTTTGTAAGGATGCTTCACCTTGTAAATCTTCTGGTAAACTTGATACAAAACTTTGTGGTTGTGTATCAGTTTGAGTTTCTGTTGCAGTTTGTTCAGACTGTTGATCTACAACAGTTGCCTGTTCTTCTGTCATTTTTTCTCCTCTAACATTTGTTTAATAAATAAAGTTACAGCTCTCATACCCTCTAAATTAGCACTGACATAAGGATCTTTGTCAAAAGTAGTGTTGTGTACACCAGTTCTTTTTTCTAAATCCTCTAATACAATCTTACCCTCTTTAGAGGAAAAGGTTATCATATATGCTTGTTTGATTTCTTTTATTATATCTTCTTGTTTTTTACTCATTTAATGCTTTTAACAAAGGTGCTGCCTTACCTCCAGCTTCTGCAAGTTGCTGTGCTTGTTGTATTTCAGCTTGTTCTTGCATCGCTTGTGCTTTTTCTGCTCTAATTTGTTCCACTTCTTGTCCAGAACGTAAAACTTTTTTAGGCACACCTAAAATATCAGTTATATGTTGTACAAGTTTATCTGAATCAATGTAATCCATAACAGGCATTGATTGACCAAGTGGTGCAATAATTTCTAATGATCGTAAAATAGCTTGTATTTCACCTGTTCTTTGTGATCTAGCTAATGGAGAAACATATTCTATGTCTATTGTTTGTCCTTGTAGACTTTCTGGTGGTACAGGTAACATTTTTTTACGCAGTAATATATTGAAACATCTTGTTATAAGTGGTTGTAGCATTTCAGATTGCATCCTACCCAAAACAGGAGCTAACAAACGCATTTTTTCTTCATTACGTTGCATAACTTCTGTTGCTGTCATACGCACATCTTGTTGCATGAGAAACTGATCGACATAATATGCCTGGCGTATAGCACCTCTTCTTTGTTCTTCTAAATTTATACCAACAGGTGTATTTGCACCTATGTTTAATGGCTCGATTCTATCTCTACTGCCAGATCTGTAATAATTTAAACCCCCTGGCTGTGTTCTTACAGGTAAAACAAAACTATCATCTGGTACAAGCAAAGGTGGATCTACCATTTTTTGTGCTGCTTTGATTGTTGTTTCTGCCATTCTGTTAAGCATTTTTATATCTGGCAAAGCAATCATAGATGGTGATCTACCCCAGCTTTCAGCAGATGACTTTAGCCATCTTGGTATGACAAATGGAAACTCCTCAAAACCAGAAATACTGATTATGTGTCCATCTTCGTTATCGTAATAAACTGATACAAATGCCATTGATTTGTTATCCATTTTGTACGGATTAAATTGGTCATTTGGTTTTACACAATGATGTAATTCTATTTCATCGTAAGGATTTTCTTCTGCTATAGCAAAAATTCTTTTACCTACTGCATCACCAAATCTTTTAACAGCAGATCTTGCAGACATTTTAAAAGATCTATGTATTGTGTCTACAAAACCTTTGTCATTTTCTGCTATGTATATTTCTTTTATGTGTCTTGTAGAAAATCTTATAAGTTTTTCATCATCTTCTTCGATCATCATACATGCTGTGCCAAAAACTACTAGATCTACATACAACTCATGTATTTCTTGTTGAAAATTAGATCTGTTAAGAGCAATATACATTTGTCTTGTACTTGCTTCTAACCACTCTCTACTTTCTTCATCTAATGCAAGATTATCGTCTTTGAAACGCATACTAAACCAAGGAGTAGCTGCATTTGTGAGCATACCATGTAGTGATGATGATAGTAATTCAGAAGCATGTAGGGCAGTACCATCAAATATTCTATTTGTTCTTTTATCGCCCTCTGTTCTGTCAATATTTACATCAGCTTTTCTTGGTAAAACAAAGTCAGCTATTTCTTGCCAATGACTTTCCCAGTTTTGTCTTTTGTTTTTTAACTGTGAATATTGATTTTGTAATTCGCTTATATTCATTTATTGTCCTAACTGATCTTTTTGTTTGTTATTTTTTGTAAGATTTAACATACCTAAATTATTTCTATTGCTTGTAAATGGTTGACCTCTTTGTTTTGCACTAAACATTCTTGAATACTCATCAACAGCTGCTTGTGGATTATTTGCATCAACACTAGCTGTATTTGCAGCCATACGAAGTGGTGTATTTACTATAGCAGCACCAGGATTTATTACAGATGCACCAGCTAATGCTATCGACTTTATTCTATTTTGTTCTTCTAACATTTTTTTTGATATAGGCACAGATGACATTACACCACCAGGATTACCTGTTCCCATAGCACCTGGATCTTGAACAGCACCAGGAGTATATGATCCATATTTTATTTCATACCCTTTTGATGTAAGCATGTAACCTCCACCACCTGTCCTTTTTGCTTCATTAATAGAAACTAAATATTCATTTGTAATTTTACTTGCTTCACCACCATACCTAATAGGGTTTTGTGCTTTACTTGCAATATAACCACCTCTCGTAGCAGTTATACCTAGAGCTTCTTTTACAACTTTTTTTGCTTTTTTAACTTCAGGACTAACATTGTTGTTATTGTTATTATTATTATTGTTATTGTTAGATCTGTTGTTACTTCTGCCTGTACTAGCTCCCATTTATGCTCCTAATAAAGTTTTCTTTTTTGTATCAGCTTCAGTTTCGTCACCTTGCAT